TGTTGAAACTTCTGCTAGTACGCAAGTTCACGATTTAACAAGCGATAGTGTAACAAGTGGCGCAATAGACATTTCGCAAGGTGTATTTACGCAAAATCACCCATTTGCAACGTCTGATATAACACTTGGCAATGTAGAAATAGATACAACAACTTGTATATTTTCTTTTGATTTTGCCGCTTCAGACATTAACTACGGTACGCCGACAGTAGGTCAAACATCTATTAGCCAAATACATAATATTGAAGCGGTTTATAATGGTAGACCCGCTGATGTGCCTACTCTTACAATGTTTGAAGACGAAACATTTAGTGCGCCTGATGTATTTACTGGAACAGTAAGAGTTTCGCCCGCCGTATTTATCCAAGACCATTTGTTCGCAAGCGCCGATATAACTACAGAAGCGCCGAGCGTTGATAACGTAGTAATAACAGGAAATCATGTTTTAACATCTGATGATGTAACATCTGGTGCGGTAACGGTAGACGATACAAATGCTGTTATACAAATAGAATTTTTAAGCGACGATGTTACAAGCCAAGCACCAAGTATAGACCAAACTGGCATTACCCAAATACACAATTTAGAGCCAACAATTTCTATTGGAGGCGTAGCAGTACAAACAACGGCTATAACTCAACTTCATTTCTTAGCGGGTAATGATGTCATTTCGGCAAATGTAGAAGTTCAAGAAACTAAAAACCCTTGGGATGGCGCGACTGATTTAGACGATGAAAATTATACACAAATACCAGAACCTTCTGATGTTTGGTCAACCGCCACCGCCGCATCAACGCCAACATTTACTACTCAAACACCTAATCAATTAGGTGATTTCTTAATACATACCGAACCCGCAACCACTATAGACAATACGTTCCAACTAAAAACTCATGACATTACAAGATTTAAAAATAAAAAAGTTGTGTTTTATTTTGGGCACACACTAAGAACAAGTGGATTTGGCGGGTATTTCTGGCGGGGCGATTTGCAATTAGATAATATGACCATTGGCGATAATTACTACAGTTTCCAAGATGCAAGCGGTTGGTCAACATCTAATTATAGTGTAAATCCAAAAGAAAGCGATTTTAATAACATAACTAGTTGGACAAGTGTATCAAGCAGTTATGTAACTGGTCGATGGCTGCAAACTTCGGGCGGTACACCAAGTCAATATACAGGTATTACATTAAGCAATAACGCTTATTATTTTTATACGGAAAGCACTAGTACAGATTGGGGTCATACCTTTTGGCTTCGTAGTCCAACGATAGATTTAGGCGATAATACTGAATTTAAATATTATTTAGGCCGCTACGGTTATGCTATAGGCGAGTTTAATGTTTGGGTAAAAGTTTTAGATGTTCCTTTTACGGAACAAACTGATAATAGTTCAACATGGACGGATGCAGCATAACGTGATAAGATGATGATAATTAGGAGATTAACATGGCAATAACAATCACTAAGCCCACTGTTGGTGGTTCCGAAGATAGTTGGGGAACTACTATCAACAACGCGCTCGATAATATTGCGGCAACATTAAACGGTACTAATACAACAACTATCGCGCCGCAAATGACAAGTTTTGTTTTAGATAACACTACGGTTAATGCCACAGGTGCAGAATTAAATGTTTTAAGTGGTATCACGGCAAGCACAACAGAACTTAATAAATTAGATGGAACCCCCGCAGGTTTAACATCAACAGAAATAGGATACCTTGACGGTGTAACAAGTGCTATCCAAACGCAATTAGATGCTAAAGCACCCACTGCAAGCCCTACACTAACGGGTACAACAACAGTTTCGACGATAGCATTACCGCAAAACTGGACGATTTCAGTTTCGGGAACAGGTGCAAGTAGTTTTTTAAAAGTTGCATATAACGGAACAAATATCCTGTCATTATCAACGGCAGGGGCATTAATAGTAGAAGACAACGTAACAGCTTTTGGTTCGGCTTAATGACGCTACAGACAGAAGGGGCGATTTCGCTTAACGATATTAACATAGAGGCGGGTAATTCTTCGGGAAGCACTTGCTCGTTAAATGACGCTGCTATTAGAGATTTAATTGATAAAGCGGCAAATGCGACTAGTTCTTTTGAAGACTTTTATGGGGCGTCAAGCACTATTACTTTTACCTATGAAATTATAGGCGCGGGTGGTGCAGGAGGTTACGGTAGGTCTGACGGTAGCGGTTCGGGTACTGCTCCATCAGGTGGCGCTAGTTCGTTGTCTGGCTCTGGTTTTAATACAGTTACATCGCAAGGTGGTGCGGGTGGTCAGAATAGTGTTCTTGGACCAAGCACTATAGCAGGGAGAGACGGCGAGGCATCACACTACGGCGCAGGTGGCGCAGGTGGTGGTAATAATGGTGGCGGTGGTAATGCGCACCTTGATGGTAAAGACGCACCGACAACATCTTATGGTGCGGGCGGCGGCGGCGGCGGCTCAGATAGTAGTGGTTTCTTAGATGCCGCAGGGTATGCAGGAGAAGGCGGTTCGGCGGCTTCAAGGCTAACAGGTTCAATAACAGTCGAAGCAGATACAACTATTACAATCACAATAGGTGTGGGTGGTACTGGACCGACTGGCGAGCAAGGTAGAAATGGTGGTAACGGAGCGAACGGTTATGCAAAAATTACAGTTGACGGTACAGCAACAACCTTTACGTCAAGCGGCACTTTAGTAATTCAATGATAAGAGTTTATTAGCTATGTCTGAAAATATCACTTTAAAAATTCCAAAAGGTATTTATGCAAACGGAACTGCTAGAAGCCAAAAGGGTCGGTGGAACTCAGGAAATTTTGTAAGATGGATAGACGATGCTATAAGGCCAATAGGCGGCGTTAGAAGGTGGGTAACATCAGCGCAACCCTCTAAAAAATGGCGCGGAATACATTCTTGGCTTGATTTATCAAAAACTAAATGGATTGCCTTCGGTGCTTACGACCAGTTTAAAGCATCAAAAGGTGCGGGTGACGTTTTTTATGATTTAACACCGCATGATTTAGTGGATGGCAGAGAGGACGCTGACTACGAAGACGGTTATGGGTACGGCTTTTATGGCAACGGCACTTATGGTATGCCTATATCGCAAAACCAAGATGGACAATTAGACCCTGTTACAACTTGGTCTATTGATAACTTTGGCGAGGTTTTAATAGCTTGTTCATCAGATGACGGCCGTATCATGGATTGGGATTTAGATACGGTTGGCGGTACTAACCTTTTAGCAAATGGCGATTTTTCTTTAGGATTTGGCACTATATCATCAAGTAATGGCGGTTTAGGCGGCGGCGGTTGGGTCGAAGCGGGACCAGGTGCGGGAAGCGGAACAGGTTGGGAAATAGACACAACAACCAACACGGCAACCTTTTTAGGCAGTACTACATTTGCATCATCGACCTATATGAAAAACGTAGTTAAAGGTCTAACAATAGGTAAAAGATACAAATTTAGAGTAGCAACGGTTGAGGATAACGATTTAAATGTTTCTATAAAAAACGCTAATAATAGTTTTGAAACCAATGTTTTAACTGGAAATGCTATTTTTAGAAGTTTGTATTTAAATAGTTTAAATGAATACCAACCAGAGTTTGACGCAACAACAACAGAAGTGACCATAGAATTATACGGCGACACTTTCGCAAGCCAATCGCCACAAGACGATACAACTATTTCGGGTTGTTCATTGCGAGCATTGCCAGTTTTAACGCCTATAGCAAATGCGCCGACAAACAATAAAAGTATTTTAGTAACTGACGAAAGATTTGTTTTTGCTCTGGGTTCGGGGGGAAATCCTAGAAAGGTCGCTTGGAGTGACCGCGAAGACCGAAACACTTGGACACCTGCGGCAACTAACGAAGCGGGTGACATAGAAATATCAGATGTTGGCGATATAATGTGCGGCGTAAAAACTAAAGGCCAAACGGTTGTTTTGACTACTACATCAGCGCATAGTTTTAAATATACGGGTCCACCATATGTTTATTCTACCAGTATAGTTGGTCAAAATTGTGGCGTTATTTCTGCAAAAGCGGCGGCAAATACAGAAGTTGGCGTTTTTTGGATGGGTGACAATGGTTTCTTTTATTTTGATGGTAACGTGGTTAGAGATTTAAAATGCGAAGTTCACGACCATGTTTTTCAAGATATAAACATGGGTCAAAAGTCTAAAATATTTTGTTGGGTAAATAGTAAATATAATGAAATTTGGTGGCATTATTTAAGCGCATCAACAATAGACAGCCCTAATCAGACTATTGTTTTTGAGGAGCCAGAAAAATACGTTTCATATAATTATGTTGAAAATTATTGGATGGTCGGAGACTTTGGTAGCGCAAGAACTGCGGGCATGGACAGAGGTGTTTTTCAATATCCGATGTTAATGTATAATCTTGGTTTAGTAAATTTTCCCTCAACTGCATATATTTTCGAGCATGAAGTTGGCACATCTTTATCCGATGGCGCATATGTGGAAAGTGGCGCAATAGAAATTGGCGAAGCGGATAACGTAATGAAAGTCTTAAACGCTTATCCAAGCATAGAAGAACCGACAGATGCAGCTATAGGGTTATATGTAAGACAACATGAAGGCGATAATTGGGGTTATATGCATAACTTAAATGATGGCACAGGAAAAGAAAATGTACGTTTTACTGGGCGTCAATTAAAGATGCGTGTTTATGGCGAAGAAGATACCGATTGGCGTGTTGGTGATTTACGATTAGAAGTTAAAAAAGGCGGGAAAAGATAATGCCAGTTATACCGCCAGTTATCGGTCAAGACATAAAACAATGGGGACAAGAAATTAATTTATTTCTAAATAGAAATTTAGGCCGTATTTTTCATAAAACACAAAGCGATATACCTTCAGATAATGGAATTTTTTTATGGGATGAAGACAAAGGTTATCCCGTAGTTTCTGCGGGTGGCGCGTTTAAACAGTTAGCTCTAAAACAAACAACGCCTAGTGCAAACATAGGTGCGGCGGGCGATACGACTGGAATGATAGCATGGGATACTAACTACATTTATATAAGTGTAGGGGATTATGATGGTTCGACAGCTATATGGAAAAGAGTGGCATTAAGTACATGGTAAAGTGTAGGGGTGTTAAATTACACAAATTATGCTATAAGGAAATTAATAAACGGAGTTTGTTATGGGTGTAATGGATTTTTTATTTGGTACGGAAAAATCATCTGAAATGGAACCTCGTATGAAAGAGGCTAGAAATTTCATTTTAGACCAAATGATGAAACAGTATTTAGCGGGACCCGTAAATGTTCCTAAATACTTTGCGCCAATCGACCAAGCAAGATATTCGGGGGCTAATTCGTTATTAGGCTCTTTGGGCTTAGACACTGTTGCGGCACCTTCTATGCAAACAGAAATGGTAAACGGCATGAACGTTTATTCTAGCGAACCTTTTCAAACAGAAATGGAAGCAAATTTTGCTGCAAAATACCCTGCGCAATACGAATATTTAAAATCTATGTATATGGACCCAGTAACAGGCGAAAGAAATCCGACAGCAATGTTAAACGCTATAAATGCAGTATCGGGAAGCGGCGGCGGTGGTTCTGGCGGCGGCGGTAGTGGCGATAATAGAATACCAGTAAATACTGGAACAAATTATGCGGCAAATGTTTCTGATGGAGACGGACCCTACGAAAAAATAATAGGATACGGTCAAAACGATAATAACGATGTTGTTGCTATAGGTTACGGCGGCGGCATGGTTGACCCTAGTTTAGCAAAAGCGGCGGGTTATAATTATCGTGACGATAACCCTTATGATTATTCGATAGGCGACCATTTCAGCGCAATGAAAGACGATATAAGTAACATTAAATCAAATGTTGTTAATGATATAGTTTCAATTTTTAGCGACGATGACGATGATGACGATGATAGTGGATTTTTGGGGATTTTCTAATGATTGGCGATAATGTTTTTGATAATGTAGTAAATTTACAAACAGATGCGGTAAATACAACAACCGACAGAAAAGATTATTATACCGATGCCGCAGGGATGTATAACCAGATAGGCAATATAAGTTTAGACCCAAATGCTTATAAAGCATATATGAACCCTTACACTGATGAAGTTATAAACAGAACTGGCGCGGACATTTTAAGACAACAACAAGAAGCGCAAAATTTATTAGGGGCACAAGCACAAGCGGCGGGTGCTTTCGGCGGTTCTAGGTTTGGAGTACAGTCAGCCGTTCAAGCAGGTGAATACGATAAAAATTTTGGAGACATGGCCGCTAAGTTAAGAATGCAAGGCTACGATAATGCGCAAAACCTAGCTATTACAGATATGAACGCACAGGCTAATAATATGGCTACTGCCGCGCAAGGTTTGCAAGGTGTAGGTAATAACTTAGGAAGTGTTGCTTCTGCCTATGGTGGTTTGGCTAATCAAATGTTCGGTCAAGGATTAGAAGGTCTTGAGCAACAAGCTTCGGCTTCAGAAGCTAAGAGAAAAGAGGAACAGCAAGTATTAGACGCTGCTAGGATACAATTACTTTTAAATCTTGGTTACGGCAAAGATGCTCTTACAGATTACGCAGGTCTATTTACTGGTTTACCGAAAGATAGCGTAAGCACTGGTGGAGACGTTGGTTTATTAGATTTTTTATTAGCGATAAATAGTTTGTAAAAAATGGCAACATGGGAAGAAATTCAACAGGGTATCTTTGCAGGAGAAAGCGGTGGTGATTACAATGCTCTGTTTAATTTTCAAAATAGAGAAGATGGACGATTTAGTGATGTAAAACTTACTGATATGACTATTAATGAAGCACTGGCTTTTGCTGACCCACAGGGCGATTATGCTCGCTACGTTGCTTCATTAAACGAAGGTCAGATTTCAACGCCGATGGGCGCATATCAAATAGTAGGAAGAACATTACGGGATGCTAAAAATGCTTTAAATTTAGATGGCGATGTAAAGATGACGCCTTCTGTACAAGATAAGATAGCTAAATGGATTTTAAAGACGCAAGGAACAAAAGCATGGGCAGGGTACAAAGGCGAAGAAGTCAGAGCAGGGGATACAAGTATGGCGCAACCTAATAAATTAAACGCAATTCAAATGCAGCAAATGAGCCAACAGCCGCGTGGTTTGATGGGTATGCTACAGCAAACAGGTAATAAACTTAGAAATTTAGATTTAGGCGATGCGAATACACGAGCAGTAATTGGGTCGTTTTCTAGGTCGCCAGTAGGCGAAAAATTACGCCAGTTAAATATAGGCATGGCGGCAAGAGATGAAAAGTTAAAAAAAGTAAATACAACTTTGGCTTATCTTGATAGAGAGGAAGGCGGTAAGCCTTACGCAGATGCGATACGAGCAGGCGCTGATGCACAAGCTACATTAAAAGATTTTTTAACAGCAACAGGCAAAACTGGCACAGACAACGTACAAAGTTCAGTTACACTGCCTAATTACGCAGGTTTTCTCGTTACAACTAAAAGCGGTGAGGTTTATGTAACGACTAGAGATAACCGCAGACTTACAGACCCAAAAGAAATAGATGAATACATATTAGCAGCACAAAATAATGAGGTTAAATTTGTAGGTGATAAATCAAAATCTCGTTCTGCAGGCACACAGCAAGGCAGATATGAATTTATGACTAAAATTGAAAGTGCAAAAGGGTTCGCCGCTAAGAAAGTTGAATGGGTTAATGGGGTTTATAAACAATCTGCGAATATCGACAATACTGTTCGATTATATAAGCAAGCACTAGAACAATTAGACAAAGGTGCCTCAACTGGTAGAATTGCGCAGATTATACCGACTACAAGTGCTGTAACAGCGTTATTAGACACTATAGGTGGCGAACTTGGGTTAGATGTTATTGGTAGTGTTACTTTCGGTGCGTTATCTGAAGGTGAACTTAACTTAGCAATGGATTTAGGTATGCCTAAAGATGATTTATCGCCACCAGAGTTAAGAGAATGGTTGCTTGAAAGAATAGATGCAAAAGAAAAAGCTTCAATAGCTCTCAAAGATACAGCCGCTTACTTGTCGCAAGAAAACGTAACAATAAACGATTATTATACTAAATATTTAGGAATAAACCCTACGGCGGATAATAAAACGCAAAATAATAAAACGACACAACCAGTAACTTCAGACAACCCATTAAAATTAAATTTTGGTGATGAGAGTAAGTAAATGGCTTCTAGTTTAGCAGAATTTAGACAAAAAAATCCAGCCTACGATAACGTGCCAGACGGCAAATTACTTTTCGGTCTTTATAACCACCCTGATTTCGAAAATGTTCCGTTAATGAAGTTTGCTAATGCTATGGATTTATCAAGCAGCCAAAAAATGGAATTTCTACAATATGCGGGCAAACAAGGTAAAAGCATAAGTTTTAATACTAAAACAGGACCTTCTTACGGTGGACCTGTTGTTGGTGGTGCAAGAGCAGGTTTACAAGGCATAACCTTTGGTGGCAGCGACGAGGTAGTAGGTGCAGGTGTTGCGGCCGCAAAAAAACTAGGTGGCGACTATAGACCATTCTCAGAAATTTATCGACAAGAACAATCACGAGAAAAACAAAGAATAGAGGATTTTAGAGAGGATTACCCAAAAACTTCTCTAACTGCTGAAATAACTGGCGGTCTGGCATTACCGCTTGGTTCAGCAAAAACTGTTGGCGGTATGTTAACAACATCTGGGCTAATGGGTGGCGCGGCCGCTTTTCTTAATAGCGATGGTTCTTTTAATGAAAGAGTATTACAAGCACCATTTGGTGTTTTAATGGGTATGGCGTTGGGCGGTGCTTTTTCTGTTGCAGGAAAAACAGTTAACGAGCAAGTAAAATCTTTTCTAACTAAAAGAGCAGCAAAGGCAGCATCGCAGGGTGCGCAAGCATTAGAGAAATTAAAATTAGAAGCTTCAGAAGCATACGACAAAGCTTTTAAAGCGGGCGTGTCTATAAAGCCTGAAGCATTTAAATCTATGTTAGATGACGTTATTGCTAAAGTGTCTGGTGGTAGGCCAATTAGAGATAAACTAACACCAAAGGCCGCAGACACTATTACAGCGATGAAGGACGAATTAAAAAGAGTTGTAAAAGATAATACTGGGTTTTCTATAGATGATATTGATTATTTAAATAAATTAACTCGCGCAGGTAAATCAGAAATTGGTAATCAAGAAGAACAAAGACTAGCAATGATGATAAGCGAAAATTTAGACGATTTTGTTAATAAATTATCGAACGGCGATATATATGGCGGCAACGTTCAAACAGCTGTTAAGGAACTTTCTAAAGCACGTTCAACGTGGAACAGAATGAAAAAAACAGAAGTTGTCGAAGAATTATTAGAAAATGCTAAAACATACGCAGGTGGTTTAGAAAGTGGTTTAAGAAACCAAATAAGTAGCATTTTGCGAAATAGAAAAAAAAGACGACAGTTTAATAAAGATGAATTAAAATTATTAACGCAAATTCGTGAAGGTAGCCCTATTGGAAATTTAATTGCTAATATGTCTATGGGCGGTTTTTCTCTAACAGGCGGCAGAAGTAATATAAACCAAATGGGTGCTTTAGGACTAATCGCAACAAGTCTCGGCGCGGCATATGCTGACAATCCTCTTGTGGGCGCGGCAATAGGTGCAGCATTAGAAGTAGGCGGGGCAACAGCAGTTAGATATGTTAGAGAAATGAGTATGAAAAATAAAGTAGAATTGTTCCGAAATATCGTTGCCAATGGTTTAGCAAAGGAAGTTTACGCGAAAAGCCCAAGGGCATTTAAAATGCTTGAAGCGGCAGCGGGAGGTTCGCAAGCAGCAACAAGAGGCGCAATAGCGACAGGTGATGACCCCGTTGCAACTGAAATACAAACTCAGACAGGTGTGTTATTAAGATGAAACTTGAACCAATGGACGATATGACAGTTGAAGGAATTATCCAAAAAGCTGTGCAAGATGCGGTTGATTTTATAGAGGCAGAAATCGAAGAACCGAGAATTAGAAGCCAACGGTATTACGATGGCGAGGTTGATATTGGCTTCGAAGACGGTAGGTCAAGAGTAGTTGCAACTAAATGTCGTGAAGTTGTAAAAAGTTTAAAACCATCCATACAACGTATTTTTCTAAGCACAGATAAGGTTGTAGAGTTTGTTCCTCGTAGGCCAGAAGATGTGAAAATGTGTGAACAAATGACCGAGTATGCAAATTATAAATTTATGCAAAATGACGGTTATAGATTACTTAACGATGTTTTTCAGGATGCGATGGTCAAAAAAACAGGCATTGCGAAAGTTATGTTTGAGGACAAAGTAAAAAGCGAAATTTATAACGTAACTAATTTAAGTGATGACGAATATAACTTTTTAGTCGAGCCTGATGACATAGAAGTATTAGAGCACACTGAAACGCAAACAATGGATTTCGATGCAGAAGGCGCAGAAGTGTCAGGTGTATCGCACGACGCAACAATAAAGAAAAATATACCCGACGGTGATATATCTATAATGTCGATACCGCCCGAGGAATTTTTTGTAGATAGAAACGCCAGAAGTGTAGATGATTTTTTTGTTATTGGCCATAGAACAGATACAACTGTTGGTGATTTGTTGGCGATGGGTTATGACCCTGACGAGTTACACGGTATCGAAGGAAACATGGCAACGTTTCAAGCAGAAGCAGAATTTGAACGAAGAAACTATGCAACTGACGACGACGATGACGAAAGTGCCGACCCAACAAGTAAAAAAATAGTAATTACAGAAGCATATATGAAAATTGATAAGGAGGGCACGGGTCAGCCAATGCTTTATCAATTTATACTAGGCGGAACCAATTACAAGATGCTGTCTTGCGAATTAGCCGACAGAGTCCCTTTTGCAATATTCGAAGTTGACCCAGAACCCCACGCTTTTTTTGGGAGTAGCCTAGTAGACCTAGTTATTGATGACCAAGACGCTGCAACAGCTATGCTAAGAGGCGTTTTAGATAATGTCGCTTTAACAAATAATCCTGGTCTCGAAATAATAGACGGTCAAGTTTCTGTTGACGATTTATTAAATAACGAAATAGGCAGAATTGTCAGAGTTAAACAGGCAGGTGCTATTCGTGAGCAAGTTGTGCCATTTACAGCGGGTTCTACTCTACCTGCGCTGCAGTATTTTGATAATTTAATTGATAATAAAACTGGGATAAGTAAAGCGTCACAGGGTTTAGATGCAGATGTTTTACAGAGCGCAAGTGCAACCGCAGTAGCGGCTACGATGAAAAGTGCGGCAGGGCAAGCCGAGGTTATAGCTAGAAATTTAGCCGAAGGCGGTATGAAACAATTATTTACTTTAATTGCTGCAACTATAATTGAGCATACAAATAAAAAAGAAATAATAAGATTAAACAATAATTTTGTAGACGTTGACCCAAGGTCTTGGGACGCAGGTGCAGATATGATTGTTAACGTCGGTATAGGCACGGGGCAAGAAAAAGAAAAACAAGCGATGCTTGGGCAAATGCTCGCTGTGCAAATGGATGTTTGGCAAAAGTACGGACCAACAAATGGTTTAGTTTCGATGACTAATGTTCGCAATACCCTTGCTGATTTATTAGCGTTAAGTGGTATTAAAAACGCTGAAAAGTATTTTCAGCCAGTTACAAAAGAAAGCGAAGCGCAACTTATACAGCAAAAACAACAACAAGCCGCGATGCGGGCGCAACAACAAGGAGCAATGCAAGTTGACCCGAATAGGGCGTTTATGGCTACAGAACAGATGAAAGCCCAAACAAAAGCGCAAGTTGATATGGCTAAATTACAGTTAGATGCTCAAAAGGCTTCAAACGACAATAAATTTAAAATGCATGAACTTGCGATGAGAGATGATTTACAACGTGACGAAATGGTGCAACATTTAGCAGTTAAAGTAGCCGAAATATTAGGAAAATACGGCGCAGCAGTTGATACGGCGGCTGTAAAGGCGGAACAAGACAAAGAACGACCACATAACAAAGAAATGATGAATGGATTACAAGAAGCGAGCTATTAGAGCCAGAAATTTATTAAAAAACGATGAATTTCAAGGCATCATGCGAGATTTGCGAGATAATCAATTACGAATTATCGCAAATACAACCGCGCAAGAAGTGGAAAAACGTGAGGACGCACACGCCATTTTTCGAGCGCTTAATGAAATTGAGTTTATTCTACAAGCCGATGTTGGCGCGGAAAAACTCATAGACAAAAAGGAACGGCAACGCCATGGCGACTGAACCGACAATAAACAGCTTAGATGATATTGTTACACAACAAATCATGGAGCAACCAACACCGCAAGAAACTAATCAAAGCGAAGTTGAAGAAACAACTATCGAGGAACCTCAAGACGTTGAGACTGAAGTAGAAGTTGAAGCAACCGAAAGCGATGATGTCGCCGACCTCGATGGCGATGAAGCGGAAATAGAAATCGAGGATGAGGATGAAAGCGAAGACGATGCGGCCGTTCCCCTAGAACTTTCTGATGATTACGAATTAGAATATAAGTCTAATGGCGAAATTAAGAAGGCAACCTTAGGAGAGCTAAAGCGAAGCGCAGCGGGACAAGATTACATCCAAAAAGGCATGGAGGATAATGCGAATGTTCGAAAGGAACTAGAAAAGCAATCTATGTCTATGCAGGAGGACAGACAACGTCTGAATGAATTGTTAACGATGTTAGACAACCCAGAGACCGTTCCTGTTAAACCAGTTATGCCATCTAAGGAGCTACAAGCTAGTGACCCTTTAGGTTATCTGGAAAGCATGGAGCAGTATCGTCAAGATTTAAGTGCTTTTGAAAGTTTTAAAACAGAAGCATTAAAAGAGGTCGAAAAGTCTAAGCAACAACAATTCGCCGCACAGCAGAAATATGCACAAGAACAAGCTGAAATACTGAAAAAGGAAATACCAGAGTTGCAAGACCCTGAAAAAAGTAAACAATTAATGGTCGATATTAAAACTGTTGCCACTGATTTTTACCATGTTCCCGAGCAAGTATTAAGTAACCTTGTGCATGGTTGGGAATTTAAAATTCTCAAAGATGCTGTTGCGTATCGAAAGTTGCAGGATGCCAAAGGTAAAGTTACCGAAAAAACTAAACTGGCTAGACCAAAAATTAAATCTGGTGCGAAAAAATCTGTGTCGGCTTCTAAGATAACAAAACAAAAGACGGCTAAGTCTAAAATGCAAACTACTGGCGCATTAGATGATGTTGCTAGTTATCTCTTGTCTTAATGAAAGGAAACGACAATGGCTGTAACAGCTAATACAAACGAAACATACGATGTTTCAACAATCCGAGAGGATTTATCGGAGGCATTGGCTTCCATAACGCCAACCGAGACAATTTTTATGTCTTCTATTGGTACACGCAACGTTGACAACACCTATTTCGAGTGGAGTGAGGTTGACCTCGCGGCCGCGGGTGCAAACCGTCAAATCGAGGGCGATGTAGGACTCTCAAATACAGCACCAACAAACGCTGTAAGAAAAGGGAACTACACCCAAATTTCAGCTAAAGTTGTAGAAGTATCATCCACAAACCAAGCTGTTAATGGTGTTGCAAATGCGCAAACAGTAGCGAAGCAAGTTGCTTATAAACTTTCTGAGTTGAAGCGCGATATGGAAAAAATGCTCCTAGACAACGTAGCTGCAAGTGCTGGTGCCTCTGGAACCGCTAGACAAACAGCGGGTCTACCTGCGTTTTTAACAACAAACGTTGAGCGTGGTACTGGCGGTGCTAACGGGACAACCTCTGGCACAGGTTCAGCGGGTTATGTTAACGCGGCGGCAACAGACGGAACAGCTAGGGCAATTACTGAAGCACTTCTTAAAAGTGTTATTGCTTCTTGTTGGGATGAAGGCGCAGAGCCAAGCATAGTTCTTTGCGGAAGTTCACAGAAACAAACTATTTCTGGGTTCACAGGCAACGCAACTAAGTTTCAAGAAGTCGATGGTAAAAAATTAACCGCAGCGGTTGATATTTATATTTCCGACTTTGGAGACGTGCAAATTGTCCCTGCTCGTCACGTCCGTACAACAGACGTTTTCGTGCTTGACCCATCATATGCTGAAGTTGCTTATCTACAAACAGCGAAGCAAGAACCTCTTGCAAAAACTGGTTTGTCAGAACGCCGCTTAATTAGCTGTGAATACGGCTTGCAAGTTACTTCTGAAAAAGCACACGGTATCGTTGCAGACGTATCATAATAATAGTGGGGGCTTAAATGCCCCCATTAACTACGGAGATTAAAATGAAAATAGTTATTTCGACAGATAGACAACCTTTCGTGAACGGTAGAAAAGCCGAAAAAGGTGAAATTTTTGATGTTACTGCGGCAGAAGCAAAGATTTTAAAGGCAAACGGTTTCGCAATAGACGGTGAGAGCAAACCTAAGAGGGCTAGGAACGCCAAAGGACATTTAAAGGCAGATGACCCCAAAACGCCAGAAAACGAAGCGTGGGAGGGCGGCGTAGCGCCTAAAAAAAAGAAAGCGAAAAAATGAGCGTACAAAGTAGATATTTTGACGAAGACGGAAAAATTATAATTAACCGTAGCCAAGATATACAAGACATATTAGATTTTAATAAAGAGCGTAATATAGACGGCCATAACCCTAAGTCAGATATGCGACTAGCAGGGTCTGTACCTTTTGTTGTTATCGAAATGTGGATGCGAGAAAGCGGCTGTAAGTTAGGTTCGCCAGAATTTAATGAATATTGTAAGAAACAACTTATGTCGGGCAATTATAGTAAATTAATTGCTAATGGGTATTAGATGGAATTACCCAAGGTAAATATTGCAGTAATAGGGGTTGTTTGTTCTAGTTTAGGCGGAATGGTGTGGTACGCCTCGGAGCAAGCAAGTATTATAGCAAATTTACAAGAAACTGTGTCTGTTTTAACGGCCGAAAATTCGGCGACTGAACGTGTAAATCTACAACGAGACGTACAACAAAACACAGAAAATATTCACGAATTAATAGATATACTTGCCGAATTTTATGAAGACATGGAGGATGCTGATACGGAAATATGGGGCGATATAGACCTTATTAATGAGGACTTGGGGGGCATGGCGGCTCATATGATGGAAATTATAAAACTGCAATCACGAATAGCGGTTATAGAAAAAACGATGCAATATACCAAAAATGATGGGATGTAATTATGGACCCATTAACAATTTTGGCAGGGCTAAAAACAGGTTTAGCGGCAGGAAAAAGCATTGCGTCACTTTCCAAAGACATAGGTAAATTTTTTGATGCTACTGATGCGGCTAAGAAGACTTTACAACAAAAAGGTGTATCAGCAAAAAGCACTAACGCCACAGCTCTCGACCGATGGGCGAAATTACGACAGGCTGCTGATGCGGAGGAGGAATTAAAGGAGTGGATTACACAAACCTACGGACGAAGCAAATACCTAGAATTATTAAAAATAAGAAGGGAAGTTCTCGCGGAAAAACGTGAAGCAGAAGCACAAGCAAGGCGTGATGCAATAGAGCGACAAGAAATGATTATTACAATCGTTGGAATTTTTGTTCTTCTTACTTTTTCCGCTGTGGGTGCGTCTGCTTATCTTCACTACATGGGTTGGATTGACGTTAGAGATTGGTTTAGGTGACGCTTGTTGAAGTTAAGCACAATAGATTTGTGGTTTATTCAAAAAATGGTAAAGTTATTATACAGACAAGTGACCTAAGGGTTGCAAGGAGGTTTTTAAATGCCAAAAGCTAAATATGATTTAAATGACAATGGTAAGATAGACCCTGACGAGCGCGACATAATGCTTGAAGACCGTCGACGCATGATGGAAGACGCAGACGCCAAACGTGACGCACAACTAAGAATGACATGGTTTGCTTTAAGCGGAATGGTTTTATATCCCTTCGCTATAGTTTTGGCTTCGTGGATGGGTTTAGAGCAAGCATCTAATTTATTAGCCGATATAGCGGCTGTTTATGTTGTTGCTGTTTCTGGAGTCACCGCCGCATATTTTGGTTTTACAAACATGGGAAGTAACAAATGATTGGTCAACTTATTGGACCAATAGCTAGTATTGCAGGCGGTTGGTTGCAGGGAAAAGCAGATGTAAAAGCGGCAGAAGCTAAATTAAAACTTACTGAGGCTGAAGCAAAAGCTAAAATAATGCTTTCGAAAGAGACATCGATTGCTGATTGGGAGCGCATAATGGCGCAGGGTTCACAGAACTCATGGAAAGACGAATGGTTGACTATTTTGTTCAGTATTCCGCTTGTGCTAGTTTTTTTAGGGGATACTGGACGACAAGTTGTTGCGGATGGTTTCGCGGCACTTGAAACGATGCCTGACTGGTATCAATACACATTAGGGGTAATCGTAGCGGCAAGTTTTGGAGTGAGGTCGGCTACTAAATTTTTCGGGAGAAAATAATGGCTTTTAAATTATCAAGTAGGTCTTTGGGTAAGCTAGAGGGTGTTCACCCTGATATGGTTGCTACAGTGCAAAAGGCCATAGAGCGCACAAAAATTGACTTCGGCGTGACGTATGGCGTTAGAAGTGTCGAAGAACAGCAACGGCTTTTCGATATGGGTAGAAGCCAAACAATGAAATCTAAACACTTAATTCAAGATAGCGGGTTTTCACACGCTGTTGATTTGGTGGCTTACGATGGGTCGGAAGTTGTTTGGGAAATAAATGTATATGACGATATAGCTGATGCAATGGCTAGTGCGGCCAAGGAAGTAGGCTGTCGGCTTAGATGGGGCGCGGCATGGCATATAGATGACATAGGCGATTACGAAGGCACTATGGAAGATGCTATGAACGAGTATGTAGACCTTAGAAGGTCGCAGGGGCGCAGACCGTTTATAGATGGTCCGCATTTCGAATTAAGGTAGGGGGCATTTAGCCCCCCTTTTTTAGTAGCTTCTGCCGTTTGGGTAAATCATTTCTTTGTATGTATTAGGGTTTATCGTAATGGCGTGTTCTTGGTAAAATTCTTTACTGCGCGGGTCTAAATCGTTTAGCTCATCGTCCCATTTTTCGTAAGTCCTAATAGTCTTAACATACTCTTTATGTCCCAAATTGTTGGTGGTAACTATCGCCGCCACAAAAGCCAAAGCGTCTTGCTCACGCTCTAAACCTTGAACAACGTAATCGTCGCCACCTTTATACTTCCAACGGTGTAGCCCTTCAGCAAATGCTCCAGAGCCTACTTCTGCGCCATCATTTTCTAAAATTTGTGTGCTAACAACATATACATTCATTTTTAAAATCCTCTTTTTTGCTTATACGTTAATTATAAATTAATAAATTGTAAATGTAAAGTATTTTTTTTGTAAAAAGTAAAATAAATTAAAAAGGGGGCTGTTAACCCCCTCTAGCTTTATATTGCCATTTCTATTGACATTACCACTTCGCACTCTGCCGCTCTTACACATTCTCTTATAGAGTCGAAGGGTCCACATTCTTTTTCTACTTTTGTATTGTTATCGTGGGCATAAATTGTAGTAAGGTATCCTTCGCCCCATTCTTCTATAGTTACCCACTGATGGGCATTTCCGCCTTCTGATACTGGCTTTGCCTTCCAAAATGTTTTGATGTGGTGTCCGTCAATATACTCGTCAACTTGTGTAAAGCGCATTAGGCCATAATCAAATTTTGCGGGTTGTTCTTTAAAATAGTTACTCATTTTTAAAATCCTCTTTATTGCTTATATGTAAACATTACACTATAAATTTGTAAATGTACAGTACTTTTTTTATAATTTTTTAATTTATTTTTACCAAGGCCGAATTTTTGGTTTAATTATTTTGGATGCTACGTCACTAACATCGCAATAGCCTTCTTGTGCATTTATTTGGTCGTACAGTGTATTATTATTTAAAAGTACGCTCCAACAATCATCTTCACTAGAAAACCATATGCTAACGTACATCATATTATCAAGAAGTGTATAACCAAGTGTCAAAAGTGTATAATATTCCATTGTGTTCCCTGTTTGTTTTCTTTATAAGGAATTTGGGGAGTGACGATGATGTCTTAGGCTCTAAATTCAATGTACTCCATATGTTAGTTTCTTGTGCCTAGCTCCCCACCAATATCCCAAGGAACTTTTGGTAAACTTATTCGATGGTTTTTAATTTTCTTTGTATCGGTTTCGATAGATGTTTTCCCACCGTACTGTTTAGCAAATTCTACACCAAACCTAAATGCATGGGTTCGAAGTGCGTGACTATCTATTCCCATTGCCCTCGAAGCCTCGACTATTGTTAAATGGCTAAACATCTCCAATAATTCTTTTACTTCGATAGATTGCTTTTTTCTTAGTTCCTCCCAAGGTTTCATATTTTAACTCCTTCCTCCCTTAGTTTCTTAATTAATACCGCCATAGCTTCTTTTGCTTGCCTATAGTCTTGTTTAACTGATGGCGGTGCGTCAGGTAGTAAGGCTAGGGGTTCTAGCCTATCTATTTCCCTTTTTATACTGTCCCGAGTGTCTCTATCTTCTGGTTTTATTTCCATTATCTGCCTCTCTTAATTTGTAACGCTTTTCATAAGCAAACCATTTATTGCGCGTTGAGTTGGTAAATCTGTCCATTTTATCTCTAAAAAGTTCTGGGTATTCATAAAAGTTTTTTGTTTCACCGTCTGTACGTTCAACTGCTTCTTCTACCCAAGCGGCTATATGTTGCAGAACAAAATTTTCTAAGTCTATAGCGTTCATAGGTGGTTTAGTTAGTTTTTCCATTGTTCATATCCTTTTTGCATAGCCGCAAGGGCGTTATTAATTACTCTGTTTTCTTTAGCAATCAAAGTGTCTATGTAGTCACCCGCCATTATATCAATGCAATGGTTTTCTAACGCTTGGCTAATAGTCATATATTGGCTTTCAGTCAGTTCTACTTTTATCTTTTTACTCATTGCATCACCATAAAGCTGTCAATGTTGAGGGCTAGGATGGTCATAAAAATAACCATCCCTACTAATATAATTTTATCTTGCCAATCTAGCATTAGAAGCTCTCCTTCCATAAATCATAAGCCATGTCATCGCATTGCACAGTTTCTAAAGATAAAGCCTCGTCTATAGCCATAAAGTATTCGTTTTCCACAAATGCTTTAACGTGCTTTGGAAGCTCTTTTTGCTGTTTAGTAACGTAGTTGCTCCAAAACATCTCTATGTTGTCAGGGTGGCCATCTCTGTCCACGTCAGCATAAATTTCAATTTTAAACTCGTCACCGAAGCCACCTTTGCTTCTGATGTCTACGGTTAATTCAGTTGATATATTCATTTTATAAATCCTCTTTATTGCTTATATGTAAGGTATAATATACAAAAATGTAAATGTAAATAGTTTTTTTTGTAATTATGCTATTTTTTTTGTAGGTGTCCAATACTGCTTTTTAAAGCCAAATGCGGGGTGGCCTGCCCAATACCCTTCTATCCATGTTTGCCATCGGCCTTCCCTAAGTATTGATTTAGGGTGTTGTTTTTCAGCTTTTTTCCAGTGGCCTCTATTAAAATGTAATGGCATTTTATGAAATTTAGTATCGTATGGGTCTCTGGCTGTAACTGGTTTGTCAACGTCCCAACCGACTTTATGCCAAGCGTCAACAGCAAACCCCATACCTTGATGCGCAGCCCTTCTAGCTTGTCGTGTGCCATCTTTGTTAATTTTTACAAATCTAGGTGTATTTATAGTCTGTAATAAACAGCATACTCGCCGCAAACCGCCAGAAACAGCATCTAAAAACTGTGGGTCTGCCTGCCATTGAAATTTTAGAAGAGCATCTAATTCCCATAAATTTGCACCGCCAACAGTGCCATAGCGCATTGGGCTGTAACCGCTACTAAAAGAGTAGATATCAAAATGTGTAGGGTCATCGCTTATCTGTCGGCAAACGTAATAAATATTAGCCATCATTTTTTGTAGTGGCTTGTAACCATAGGCCGATGCTTTGTTTAGTTCTGGGTTGTCAATTCTGTTTAAGCCCTCATATCTACCAGTTTTTATATCGTTTACATCTTTGCGTGTTATTGGAAACGCAACCAAAACAACTGGTGATGGTAGCCTAGCGTCAACAGAGGGCGGTGTATCTTTGTAAGGGTACATTTGGCTTTCAAATGTGCCGTCTCCTATTACTTGTTCGCTTATATCGCTACAATCAAAAACTTTTACCTCACTTGCTATGCCCCTTACCCAAGCAGCATTTAATTCACGGTTTAAATGTTGCTCTGGTAAGTTAGCGATATTGTCGTCCAACCGCTGGTCTAACAACGTAAACATATCCATAATGTCATTTATCATGATATTTCTCCCTAAATTTATCCAAGAAGTTCGGGGGGTTTCCCCCCCCTTTTTCTTTTTATAAAGTCTCCCATATTTTTGTATTTAGTAACTGGCCAACTGCTCTTTCTCTTTCGCGGGTTACATTGTGCGGCCTTTTAGTGTCTGTTGTATGGGTTGCCCAATGCGTCATGCAGTTGTAAACCGCCCATTTGTTTTGGCCTAAGTGTTTAAACTCTTGGTCTAGTTGCCCCATAAGGTTTTCTAGTTGTTTTTTGTTATGGGTTTCTTCTGTAGTTTTAGAGTTAATTTTAACTAAACGTTTTTTAAACAGGTTTTCTACTTGCTCCTTCTCTACTTTGGTTTTCATCCAAGCTTGCCATTGTTCTTTTTGATTCCAAAATGTTTCCAAGCCTAGTTTAATTTTTTGCTCTATGCCTTCTACTGAAATGCTGTTGGTGTGTCGTTGCCATATTGCGGTAACGCTGTCAGGTGTAACGCAACCATTTTTGCACCATAGTCTAAAAGCATCGGCCACTGTTTGATATGCCCAATGTCCGTCATAAGAGTTAAAACCTTTTACCCTAAACATTACATGGTCACCAACTTCTGGCTCAGTTACAAGGTTGTTAAACTTAATATCTATTTCAAGCTTCTTACCTTGCTCATGGCAATAAACATTAAAGTCATAATCATTTGATATGTTAACA